CTACCCCTGTCACCGAAGGAACACAGCGCCGAGCTGCCGTCCTCAACCGCGGCCATAGGTGGCCGCAACGGACAACCGGCTGGACCGCGTTGGCCGTTGGCCTCATAGGTTTGCGTCAGGTTCGCTCCCGAAGAAGGGGTCCGCATACCGCGTCATGAAATTTGGGTCCATAAGGCGACGGGCCGTTGCCCATACGCGCTTCCTCGTAAACGACCTTCTCTGTCGGCCGATGCGGCGATGGCCCACCGAGACGATCTTCGCCCGTCTTGGTGCGGTGAAGGGCAACTGGCCCGACCAAGACGGATCGGGACCGCAAGTCTTCGCTGTCTGCTGCAGGCATTACTTCGCGGAATACGCCGAAGCCCTGCTGACCTCCATCGCCGGCACGTCGCCCGGTTGCGGCGCTCACCTACACCTGTACGACCCAGGCGAGCGGGAGTTTGAAGACCTTGAGTCGCTGCGGATGCGCCTCCCCGCCCTGCGGTTGACCTATACCTGGGAAAATCCTGATCTGTCGGGCTTCGACCGCTTCCAACGCGCCACCTATTACGGCTCGGTCCGGTTCCTGCGATTCTACGCCGCGCTCCGCCATTCACGGCGTCCCATGCTCAGCCTGGATATTGACAGCGTGGTTCGCGCCCCGCTCGCGCCGATGTTCCGCGAGGCCGGCAACGCCGACCTCGGGCTCTTTCTGCGACCGCACATCATGGACCCCGGGCGGAAGCTGCTGGCCGGCGCCGTCTACGGCGCCCCCACGCCGGCCGGGTTCGCGTTCTTTGAGACGGTGGCCCGGCGAATCGGCATCCAGTTGATATCGAAGCGGTTCGTGCGAATGCTCGACCAGCGCTGCCTCTGGCTTGCCTACCTCCGTCACCGGGACCGGCTGAACTTCTGGCCGATACCCGCAACCTACCTCGACATTGCCTTCAGGCCCGAAAGCGTCATCTGGACGTTCCGCGGCTCGGACAAGGAGGGGGAGCTCTACCGGCGGGAACGGGAGCGGCTCCGCCGCCACCGCCCGGAACCGCCGCCCTCGCGCCCAAACGCGCCTTAGGGCCCACCTCGTCCGCGCGTCACCGTGATGCCGCCGGACTGGCCAGCATGAAAGCCGTCGTGACGAGGGCAGCACAAATCAGTGTTTGCGTGCTTGCGTGGCCTATCGGAAGGCTTCGGCGCCGATGAACTCAGGTGCTTGACGCTTCCACTCGACCCATTTCGCCAGCCGGCGCCCGAACCGCTGAGACGGCCTCTCGACGACGGAATAGGTCACGGTCGCCGCCGCAGTGCAGAACAGGTAGAACTTGAGCACATCGAACGGCTCCAGACTGCGGTGAATCGCCAATCCGTGCAGAATGCCGTCGAGAGGCAGATCGAAGGCGCGATATACGAGAGAATGGTCCCGGTTCAGCGGATGCAGCACATCTTGAATCGGCAGATGCAGCAGACCAGGCAGAAGAAGATGTTGACGCCGAGGCCGCCGCCGGGGAGAGCCCGATCCGATAGTGTACCATCATCATCGCGGGGATGATGGCCAAAGCGCGCAAGTAATCAAAATATGCGACGCACCCTTCCAGTTCGGCGTGACCGCCCCCCGCCCCCATTTACGCCTCCCCTTCTAGGGACGCATATTACAGTATAGCGAAAAACCAGGAACCTCCAGCATTGTTCGCCCCCACGCCGGTTCTGCCGGCCGCGGTGCAACCTGAATCTGCGGGGGGCGACACAAGAGCCGCCGTGACGGCGGTAGCGAAAACCGGCATGATGCGAGTGGGCGTGTCGCCTCGGCTGACCGGGGACTGTCCACAATGGCCGTCGGTGAGAGCCAATCACCAGCGGCCGAACTCGAAACTCAGGTGCTCAATGGCGAATACCGTTTTCGTTCACATTGGCTTATATAAGACCGGCTCAACGGCCATTCAGAAGTTCCTGACGGACAACGCCGCGCATCTCCGTCGCGACGGACTCATTTACCCGCGGACGTTTCGTGACCGCATCGCCCATCATTCAATCCCGCGCCTTCTTCAGAAGGGCGCCCATATCCCGTGGGATGATCTTCAAAACGAACTCGCCGCAACGGACAAAGCCATTATCAGCTCCGAGGATTTCGGGGCCGTCGGTTCTCCTAACGCATGGAAACACCTGCGCGACAATCTACCCGGAACAGTCAAGATACTCTGCTATCTGCGCCGCCAGGACGAGATGCTAGAATCCATGTATAATCAGCATCTGAAAATGGGCGGCACCAAGTCCCTCGATGACTTCAAGCGGGACGTTCTGTGCCAACTTGACTATCGGGTGCGGTTACAGCGATTGACGGATGTATTCGGAGCCGAGAACATCATTGTTCGCCCCTATAACAAGGGCAAGACGCCGAGCGCTCTGTTTGCCGACTTCCTGTCGGCCATCGGGCTCGACATGAAGCCAACTTATGTGTGCCCGGCCCGCGCCGTCAACCCGAGCCTGAACGACACCGGCATTACGTTCATGCGTTTCATAAAAGAACACTTTCCAAATCGCATTGCTCTGTGGTGCGCGCGGCAGGTCGCCAATCGGTTCCTCTATCTTCGCCCCTCACAGTCGCCGCATCTGAGGTTCTCATTGGACGAACGGAACGAGTTGCTGTCCCGGTTTGCAGAAAGCAACACGGAGGTCGCGCGGCGCTATCTTGGACAGACAGAACTGTTCCGCGTTAACGCCTCACCTCAGTGCGAATCCGGATGTGCGGGCCAGACCACGGTAGCCGGATCACTGTAGGTTTGCGGGATGTCCCGAAGGGCCTGACGGTAGACTTTCCACAACTTATTGTCAGCCGGTGCGTCCGGAAGCTGAGTCCAATCCGATTGCCGCAACAGATTGTTTCGCTGCATTCGGATCTCTTCCCAGCTCGGTGTATGCACCGGCAGCTCGCATTCGACCAGCTGGCTGGTTTCCCAATCCCAGCGCCGCGTTAGATCGTTCTCGATCCACTCAAGATAGGTTGCCCTATCAACTTCGACGGCGCCCTTCGGAATGTTTGGCTGCCCCTTCCGATAGCTCCCAGTACGGCGTCCGTCTGCGTCAACGGTGACGAAATATTTCATTCCTTAGATCCCAATCGAGAAATAGTGAATCGAGGACGTAGCGCGGCCGGTCTGGATCTGCGTCAGGCTGAAAGGATAGGCCCAGATATTGGTCTGAAGCGAGCCCTGACTGCCGTCATTGGCCCAGGCGGCCAAGTGAACCGACGAATAGGATCTTGCCAACGTGTGGTTTGAGACCGGAGCCGGATTAGTGACACGATGCCACTGCAAAATGAGGCCATTGGACCACTCGATCCAGCCGGGAACGCCCAGTTGAGCGTCAACGATTGAATGCGCGTCGTCGCCATTGATCTGAAAGCCCTGCGCGTTGATCCTGCCACCGCCGGGATCGCCGCCGGTCGCGCCAGTCATGAACAGCCCGGCCCCAATCGTCGCGCGTGCCGCCGGCGGCGCGCTGCCGTTCTGAGACGTCTGAAACCGGATGTGCCCACTCTCCATACCATTCGTCACCGTTGCGGCAACGCCTTCGATCGCTGCGTAAGCATGCCTGTTGCCGGCCGAGTCCTTTCCGACGAAGTGGACCGCCCCCAGGTCATCCAGGTTGGCCGGCGACGCGCTGTTCCGATGCATCTCCAGGACCGGCCCTTCCACCGCCCCCGAGTCCGTGCTCTCAAGCATTAGGGGGACGGTCGCCGCGATGCGCACGCTGCCATCCGCATCGATCGTCAGCAGCGTTTCCTTTGCGCTCCCGTCATCGTTTCTGGAGCGGATGATCAGGCTGCCGCCGTCGCTGACGATCTGGTAGATCTTCCTGTCCGCACCCGCCCCTTCATCCTCCAGATGAAGAACGCCGGCCGTGCCGCCGATCAGGTTCAACCCGGCGTCACCTGCCGTTCTGATCGTCCGGCTGGCCGGATAGACGCTGGGGATCGACGGATTCCTCGCCCGCAAGATGCCGAGATAGATCGTAAGATTCTCGTTCACGAGAGATCCGGAATCCCACGCCACCTCGACGGTCGTGTCGGTGACGAAGCTGGAAGATTCGATGGTGCCGTAAATCGTTCCCGTCGTCGGTCCGACGGCCTTCACCCTCCGGCCGGGATGGTATTCTTCCGTAACGTCGGCACCGTTGATGGTGAACGTGGTGCCCGAAACGAAGGTGATCGCGTGCGCCCCCTCCCCATCGCCATAGATCACCCATTCCGCGTCGTTGTACCAGGACCGAATGTCGGCCTGGACCTGCCGCATGCCGTCGTTCACGGCGGACGGTGCCATGCCTTCGGGGAAAAGGGCGGTGTTGCTCGCCGGCGTCGGCGAGTAGTCATCGATGCCTGCCATGGCGGTCTTCTCCGGTTCCGAGAAAGGCGTTCGGGGGTACGGCCGGCGCCCGCGGCGCCGGATCGCTATTCAGAGGCTGAGCAAGCCGCCGAGGGCGGCGCCCACGACGCCTCCCCACGACCCCCCAATGCTCTGGCCCAGGCCGTAGCCGGCCGTCGCCCCGCTGAGAAGGCCCGGGCTTCGGGTCTCAGTGGTCGTGGCCGTGCCGCCGTAGTCGCCCTGGATGAAGCCCATGTACTGGGCCAGCTTGTTCTGGGGTAGCTGCTGATAGAAGTTGAACCGCGCGATCTGGTCGTTGATGAGGTTCTGGGCCATCGCCTCGCGCGCCTGCCCGACCGCGGCGAGTTGGCCGATATCGACATAATCCTGCTGCGCCAGCCCGGGCGCCGCCATTGCCGCCTGCTGCATGTAGGCCCGCTCATCCCCATAGTTCCGATAAGCGAGGTCGGCGGCAACGGCGCCGAGCTGCTCCGCCAGGTTTTGCTGGGCGGTGCGGTGGGCCGCGCCGTACAGGCCGGAGCCATAGCGTCCCGCCGCCGAAAAGCTGCTGTCGAGTCCCGGCGCCACCGCCGTCTGGTAGTTGCGGACGATGCCGCGCGCCGCGTTGTCGATCGCGCCCTGCAGATAGGGGTTGGCGCCGAGATACGCGCCGGACAGCGTGTTGCCGACCTCCGCGTTCGCCGCCGCCGTGAGCGGCGAGCCGGACATCGCCCGCGCCGCCTGCGCGTTGAGGGCGAGTTCCGTCTCCGGCGCAAAGGACGCAACCGTCGAGTTCGGGAAATAGCTCGGCCCCGGGGCCACGTAGAGCCGCTCCGCCTCCCGGAAGATGTTCTCCAGATAGGGCTTCTGCCTTTCCCATGGTTCCGCGACCTGTCGTGTCGTTGTGCTTGGGCTGTTGCCGCCTGGCATGTTTCCCTCCAGCCATTCGTTCTCGGCGGTCAGCTCTGATCGCCGACCAGCGAGAGGTCCTTCTCCAACATCACATGCGTCCGCCGGAAACCCGGCAGGACCCGCTCCCAGCCCGGCCGGCCGCTGGCCTCGATCGCGTCGCAGCCTTGCGCCCGTGCCCATGTCTCAATCGTCGGCAGATGCTCGAGGCAGGCCTCGAGCGCATTGCCGGCGCTCAGGAACAGGTTGCATCGCCGCCGACGGGGATAGTCGATGATCTCCGTCACCAGGACCGCCTCGATGCCGTCGTCGCCGTCGCCGCCGATCGCAACCCACAGCTGCATCTGCGCCCTCAGAAGAGCGGCGAGAACGTCCGCGGGGGCATAGCGCCCGCCGGCATGGCTCAGGGCGCGATCGACGAAAGGGCGAATTCGCGGCCACAGGCCCCCGATCTTCTCCGACCGGACTCCCGTCAGGACCGTGGTCAACGCGAGACCGGGCCCGATCGGCCGCCGCTAGGGCCACCAGGGCCACTCGCCTTGCCGCCCACCGCGCCGCCGCTCCGGTCCACGCCGCGCGCCCCTATACCGCCGCGACCGCGCCCCGTATTGGTTTCGTTTGAATTGCTGCCGCGCCCGTTTCCGCCACCCCAGCTGCCGAGCCGCCAGACCTCAGGCCGGGGTAGTGGCTCTTCCGGAAGCCCGCGCGGCTGAAACCAGCTCGGAGCGGTCAAGAACGACGGGTCGATGGAGGGTATGGCGTAGGGCTGCAGGCGATAGGGGCCGAAGCGGTTCAGAAAGTGCTGCGCCGGATCGAGCCCGAAGCCCGCGCCGCCGTAAGCCCCGGCCAGTCCACGAAAGCTTTCGCTGGGAAGTCGTCCGAATAGCATGGGATGCTCCTGATCAGGACGGGTCAAGAATTGAAGACGCCAAGGGCATCATGGTCCGCGCGGGCCACCGCGCGGCGCGCGCCATTTGCGGCGCAGCGGCGCACGCGGTGGCCCGGCCCGCCGTGCCGCACGGCGGATCCGCGTCGCGAACGCGTTGGGTCTCGCGCGGCTCGCGCTATCCGATGATGGCGTAGCCGAAACGTCGATCTGGCTCGGCGCTGTCGGTGTGGCCGATGACGAAGCTGCCGTTGGTCCGGGCCGAGACATGCATGCGACCGGCTGCTTGCTCCGCCGCTGCGCTCGCGGTCAGCGGCATGAAGAGGATCATGCTGGTCGCGGTCGCCCGCGGATCGGTGACGGTCGTCGCGGGTTGGTTGGGGTCGAGGACCACCTCTCCGGTGCAGTTGAGCTTGCCGAGACCGATGCGGTTGACGATCGCCGCGACCTGCCGCGGATCGCCGCCGCCCGGCGGCAGACCGGGGAAGCTCCTCATCCTGGCCTCCGTCGAGAGTCCGGGTGCCGTCGCACGGTCATCGGCGCCCCTCCGGTTTGGCACTCACCTCGATGCCCTGAATGTGTTCCCAGGCCGCCCCGGCAGGCAGATGGATCCGGGCGCGATGATACCGCCCGGCCGATCGGACAAGGCATTCCCCGTCCGGGTTGAGGGCGGCCGCCGCACCCCAGACCACGCCATCGATGGTCCGGTTGCGTACGCCGAGCCGCACCGACGGCCCGCTGCCCGGCGAACCGGCGCCCTCGACAATCGGCCGGACGGAGGACACTACGGCGCGACGGTCTGGAAACAACTGCGCCTCCCCCGTTTCGATCGTGGCGGCAAGCGCGGGTCCCGTGAACAGGTTCATGCGATGCTGCGTGTCGAACGCCGAGAGCAGGATCAGCCCGCCGGTCCAGCTGCGTGAGTCGAGCGAAAACCCGAGCGCATCGAGGCTGCTCGAAACGCTGTCCAGACCGTCCAGCGTATAGGACGCCTCCGACAGCACGGGATAGACGATTTCCGCTTCGATCTCGGCTTCCGACCACCGCCCGATCGTCCAGTTGTAGATCAGCAGGCGGTTCGGCGTGCCGTTGACGCTTCCGCTCCCCGGATAGCACAGGATGTACAGCTTGTTGATCGGATCGATTGCGGCGCTGATTCGGTGCAGGTTCCCCTGATCGACGCTTCGCCAGAAAAACCGATCCACCTTCTGGTCCCCGATCGGCTCGACCCGTTGTCCGCCGATCAAGGCATAGAACCCGTCATTGTCGAGGAAGAACGCGGTCGTCTCGAAATGGGCGATCGATCCTTCGGCGACGGCACCCCGGTTCCGTGCGATCTCGTCGAACTGGAACACCAGCGGCGCGCCGACATAGGTCATGCGCTTGATCGAACGCTCCTGAAAGACGATGCCGAACTCGCCGCCGACCAAGCCCTGCACCCATCCGCCGTCCGGCAGGGTCTGGAAATCGGCCTGCGTCGTCGGGGAGGGAGACCAGGTCTCCGGGTTGTTGATGCCGGACCAGTGAACGCGGCTCGGAAAGCCGCTGATCCGGCCGATGACGACGAAGTCGCGGACGATCGCCACGAAGCGGCCGAACGGCGGATTCCCGCCGAGCGCGGAAAAGGCGGCGCTGCTTCCAAGATCCCATTTCTGCGGCGCATCCACCCCGTTGACGGCGATGACGAGATCGCCGAACTGGCCGAAGCTCCAGCCCCCGTCGGCCGGCGTCCCGTAGAGGCCGCCCTCGGCGCGGCTGACATCGGTCCAGCTTGTGCCGTCGAGATGATAGAGCCGGTCGGCATCGCCCGCGAAGTTGAACACGTTCGCTGCAAAATCCCGCGTGGCGAAAGCGCCCTGGCAACGCGCCGCAAGTGCGCCGCTGTAAGGGACGAGCCCGCTGAGCGGCCGATAGCTCCCCGACGCCGGGACGACATTCGTGGCGCGCGTCGCCCCCGGATTCCCGAGGTCGGGCAGGTCCGGGCGAAACTCTCCGATCGGGATCATGTCCAATTCCCCAGTGCCGCTGGAACTATGGTCCACGGATCGCTTGCGGGGCCCGGTTCCGCCCAAAGCCCCGAAACCTCCGGCGCCTCCATCCACTGAAAGATCGCTGCGCGGCCGGCTGCAGCCATTGCTGAATTGCCCGCAAGTGCAATCGCGGCATCCAGGTTGACCTGAACGCGTCCGACCGCGCTCGCCCCGCCGCTCCCGATCGGCAGCGCGGTCGCCGTCGCCGGTACGCCGGACGCGACAAGCCCGAGCTGCCCTGCGCTGGATGCACCGGTCACGAATACGGTCGCATCGAGATTGACCTGAACCGCGCCGACCGCGCCAACCCCGGAAGCACCGGAAGGCGCAGCGACACCGCCGCTGGCCGTCCCCTCCACCGCGTCGGCGACGACGGCGATCCGCGCAGTGAGATCGATGTCGGCGGACCGATACTCGATCTCCTTGAGCGCCGACAGCTTTGTGAAGCCCCAGGCCGGCGCGGCGATGCCGAAGTAAAACTCGTCGTCGTAGGATGACCCTGCTTCCTTGACCGTCTGCTCGTCCGCCGGGAAGGTGTCGCCGGGATCGCGGAACCACCACACCCCGACCGCATCGGCGTCGACCTCGGAACTCAGGTCGATGGTCTCGAATTGCCCGGCCTGCGACGGCGCGTGCAGCGTCAGATTCGTGACGAAGTTGGCGTTGGCGGTGATCCAGCCGAGCAGGAACAGATTAACGCAGCTTCCGCCGACCCGCGCCTCAAACTGCTTGTTCGCGTCGAGCTTGACGATCGCCAGCGTGTTGGTCTGCCCGAAGGCCCGCCAGTAATAGTCATCCGTCGATCCGACGGCCCGGATACAGATCTCCGGGTGCGTCGTGTTGCAGCCGTTGTCGAGCGCCAGCACCGCCCCGATCGGCGTGTCGCTGCCGACGTGAGTGCTGATGTCCACCGTCCGATAGGTGCCGTCCTCGGTCGGCGTGACCTCGACCTCGTTCACGAGGCCGTTGTACTCATCGGCCAGCAGATAGCCGATCAGATAAACCTCGAGCGACGTGCTCCCGCAGTTGACTTGAAAAATGCCGTCCTCATCGACCAGCACGACCTGGTAGGCCTGCCAGCCATTCGCCATGTTGCGGGTGCGCGTTGTCGTCGCACCCTTCGGCCGCACTCCGAACGCCCGCGCCGCCCCGGTCTGGTTGGCGATGTGCAGGATCGCGCCGCGGACGTTGCCCGAATCCGCCCCGACATGGGCGGTAATGTCTACGTCCTGCCAGCCGGTGAGCGCCGGCGTGACGTTGACCGGGGTGATAGGCTTGGGCATCTCGTCGCCTGTTCGTTATCCTTTATTGGCCCGGGCGTTATCCATACGCCGTAGATTTGCGCTATATTTGTCGACGCAGGACGGAGACCAGTGAATGCAGGAAGTTGTCGCGCTCGTCATCGGGGCCGTTCTCGTGGCGGTTTTTGCCGTTATCGTCTGCTCCCATTACGTCGGGCTGTTCTTCGATTAACCGTCACGCAATCCTGATGATCGCGTTGGCCGCGTCTGCTGCTGGAAACTGGATTGTGAACGTTCCGCTCGAAACCGTCTTGTCCACGCCAAAGTCGAGCACGGCCACCGCCCGATTGCCTTCGGTCGCGTTGTAGATCAAAGCGCCCCGCGCAGTGAAACTGGCATCGGTCCAAGACAGGTCGGCGAAGTCGATCAGCGCGGTTGTGCCATCGCTGCTCGGGCCCAGCCGTGCCAGTGACTTGCCGCCCGCCGCGTACCCGGCCCCGCTGACCTCGCCGACAGTCGTATAGGTCGCTGTGGCGGGCCCCAGCGTCGCCGCCGAGGTGTAGAGCGCGATCTTGAAATCGTCACCGCCGGATTGGCTGAAATCATGGATGCCCTGCAACAGTTCGCGCTTGAAGCTGGTGCAAAGCGCCTGGACAATGGCCATGCACGGGTCTCCTTCGGATCGGTCGGTACAAGGCGGCGGCTATGCCGCCGGATTGACGGCGCCGGCTCCCGGGCGAGATTCGCTCTACAGACCGGGCGAGGCGGCGCGGACCTGAAGTGCCGAGCCGCCCCACTTGGCGCGGTCCTCTGCGGCCCTGGCCGCGCGCACGGCGTTCTCATAGGCGGCGCTCCAAAGCGGCAGGCGCTCGTCATTCATCAGAAACGTCGTGGCTTCGAGGAGGCTGGCGTAGAGATACACGTCCGGTGCATTGGCGAGCAGCCAGTTCGTCGGCTGACCCGCTGAGAGCGGATCGAACTTTTTGTAGTAGGCCATCTCGGCCTCGTAGTCGGCGTCCGGTGCGGGGCCGACCTGAATCTCCTGGCCGATGACCGTGTACACGGCCGGACGCCCGGTGCTTGATCCGGCCCAGCTGGCGTCGAGCTGCTGGGGCGTCACATAGGACAGCGTCGTCACGGGATTGGTGTTCAACCGGAAGCTGCGCATCTCCAGGAAACCTGGCGGCAGTGCCACACGGGGGCCGCTCAAGGTCGCGGTCGCCCGCGTCTCCATCGCGCGCAGCCGGAGGTCACGATGAATCCGCGTCTCGGCGAGCGAGATGAAGTCGGGGATGAACGGCGTCAGGGTCGCGTCTCCCGGCCGGGCGAGCCAGTTCGCGATGGCGCCCTGCAGATCGGTATAGGTGGCGAGAGCCATGACCACACTCCCTAAAGCCGGCCCGGCGCGGTCCGCAGATAGCGGTACTCGCTGCTGTTCAGCTTCCGCTTGACCGCCGGCCAGTGGTTCCGATCGAACACGTCTATCCCCTCCTCGCTGCGCCATTTCAGGATGATGATGTCGGGAATTGCGGCCGCCCGGCGCATCTCCCGGGACGGCGACCATCCCTGGTCGTCGGCGTTCTGCAGCGCCTTGTTTCGTTCCAGGATCGGCGCCACGTCCTGCACGCTCTCGATGATTGTCCGGTCCGTCGCCGGATCATAGCTGTGGTACTCGAGCAGCCCCGTTGCCGGATCGAACCCGAGAATCCGTTTGCGCATCGATGGTCTCCGGGAATGTCGGCCGGCCGAAAGCCGCCTCGTCCACATCCGGCCGAAAGAAAAAGGGCCGTGGCCACCGGCACACGACCCCATCAAAGAATATTCGGATTATAGGCAAATAATCCTATAGCTGTCAAGCGGAAAATTGCGAACGAAAGATCGAGGATGACGGAGAGGCAGCATGATCATGGAGGGGAGCCTTCCCAATAAGGAAAGGGGCGGCTCCTGCGAGCCGCCCCTTCCGACAATTTGCTTTCCCGCTTACGGCGTTGTCAGATCGGCGACCACGCCCGAGGACGCCTCCTGCTTCGCCACGAGGGTGTACTCGGCGAGGAGCTGCCGCTTTTCGCTGTCACCCGTCTTCGACAGCGTGTGCTGTCGGAAGGGCCGCAGATAGGCCACGCCCCAGTACTCCGGGTCAAGCACCAGGGCCGAGCGGTCGCGGCTGAAGCGGCTCGCAACGATCCGATGCTCGCCGAAATCGGAGACGTAGACATCCGCCCCGGCGATGATCGTCGCCTGCTTCGTGCCGGTGTTTTCGCGGTACTGGGTCGCGATGCCGGAGAAGCCGGAGCCGACCGCCTTGTTCTTCGGCCCGACGATGATGACCGACGGGTCGCCGCCATTGCTCCAGCAGGACTGGATGACGTCCTTCAGGAGGTCCTCCGTATAGGCCCGCTCCGTGCCGTCGGTCGCGGCCGAAACGATCCCGGCGGCGAAGCCACCGCTCAAGCCGCCGGTGCCGCGGCTGACGTTGGTGGTCAGCCATGCCTCCACCGAACCCGTCTTGCGCGCAACGCTGGACGATCCCGCGGCCGAGGCCTGGTTGCCCGTCAGGATCGCCTCCATGTCGCGCTTCAGCTCCTTCGCCTTCTTGGCGATCTGGTAACTGAGCTCCGACTTGCGCCCGGCCTTGTCGGTGGCCTCCTGCGTGCCCGAGACCACCACGGTCTTGTCGGAGATCTGCGTGTAGTTGCCGACGCGGGCGGTAGGGGTTGCCTCATCCAGCGTGGCGTCGTCGCCTTCGATCACGGCGTTGTCCGTGTCCGGGCTGGCGAGGCTGTCGGTCTGCCACTCGTGATAGGTGTTCTTCGCCTTCAGCTTCTGGGCCATGGCGAGGAATGGAGTCTGGGTCGGGCTGAGATTGTAGATCACCTCGCTCAGATCCTCGCGACCGCCGATGGCGTCGTAGCTGTCGAAGGTGTTCGTCGGTTGTGCCATTGCGCTCCTTCTCCTAAAGCATGTCCTCGATGAGCCGGGCGGCGTCCTCGGTCCGTCCCGTGCTCTTGAGGCGTTTCATCAAGGCGGCACGCCGCGTCGCAGCCCGATCGCCCCACCCCGCTGCCGCGCCCGGTGTCTGCACCCGGGGCAACGCGGCCACCCGCTGCGCGACCTTGTCCTTCGACGCCATCATCCGGTCGTAGAGCATGGCCTTGCGGGCCAGGATGACGTCTCGGTGGTCGACGAGGCGGGCCAGCTCCTCGTCGCGATAGCCCGTCTCGAGCAGAT